ATGTTGATGGATTAGTCGCTCCACTTGCATCTCCATATTGACCAATAAAATTCATCCAATTTTCCATTACGGTTCTGATAGCAAAGTTTTCATCATTAATGATAGTAATTGACCAAGGTTCATATGACCTTTCTCCTGCAACAGAAAATGTTCTTCCCCTAAAGGGGATAGCAATTGATGCTACAGTAGATGCTGGAAGTTGAGCTGCTTTGCATAAAATAGAAAATTCTTCGCCAAGAGATCCTCCGCCAGGAATAGCACCTGGAATAACAACTTCAAACAGATTAGCGCGGGCGCCGCCGCCGATTAGAGTGGATTTAAACTTTTGAATAGTGGATTCAGCCATTTTTTAGTTCCTCCTTTTTAAGTGTTAAATAAAATCAAACAGTACCAACGACTTCTTCAAAAGCAACGCCAGTTCTGGTGGCAACGAAAGTGAGAGTTACGTAGTTGATTGATTTAGCTGGTTTTAAGAAGATATCAGCTCTAAATTCGTTATTATCAATAACATCTGGAGTGTTATTAGATGAATCACAAACAACGACGAATCCATAAAGACCACGTTTTGCTTGAACATCGCGGAGATAAGGCTCAACAATATTTCTAAAGTTTGCTCTTGTAATTTCATCATTAAGTTCAAACAGTTGAGCTTCAGCAGACTTTTGAAGTGCTTGTTCAACAGTTAAAAATAAGCGACGAACGTTAATTCTATCAAAGGCGGATGCATACCCGAGAGCAGTTTTATCACCAAAAAGTAAAATTCCTAAACCGGGTTGATTAATAATCGAATTAATCCTTTGGGGATACAATTGATCTCTTTGTGCCTTATTTGGATTATATGCTAGTTTAATAGCATTATTTAAGATTCCTCTTTGCTGACCAGCGGGGGAGAACCAAGGATATGCAAAGATGGAAGTTCTTACGCAAAGACCGGCAACATCAGGGTTGCAGGGAATATAACGGAACTTATTATTGAAACGATCATATGTGTATTTGTAACCAGAATCAAATATTGCGTAAGATGATGATGAAAGTGGAGCAAAGAACTCAAGAATATTATCTGTTTGAGTGTCGGTATTTGTGATATCCACAACATCAGCGCGATGAGGAGAAATTACCGCTACACAATCCTTTCTTCCATTTGCTATGGAAATTAAATGATTTGCTTTTGCCTGAGAGTCAAACTTATTTCCAAGACCAGGACCCATTATCAGGTAATCAACCTGAATCTCATCTTTGTTGGAGAATAGATTGTATCCAGTAAATAGATCGCCAAGAGTAGCAGTCATTCCACCGGAAGATGAGTAATCAACCCCTCCAGTAAGAGTGTAAGTTACGTTTCCAAGAGAACTGAATGTTCTATCTTGTGCGTCTAGGTTCCAAAGACCTTCACTATTTGTATATTCCACAAAGGATGTTGAGAAACCTGTTGCTACAACTTGTTCGTTGGGATTTAGATCATCGGAAGGATTATCGCCCACATAAACATAGTTTGAATAAACTGCAAGATAATTTTTCCACCAGATTTTTTGTGGGGAATTGATTGCAGAAATGGCATCAGTTGCTTTAGAAAGACCAATATGCTTTTCAAGAAGATTTCCCTGAATGCCGGTTACAGTTCCAAGATCGTCAACAATAACTACGTGAATTTCATCGCTTTGACCATTTCTATTTGCGGCGTGCTGAGATGTTCCTGGTTTTGGTGCAATTGAACTCCAATAAATGGCAGTATTTGAAAGTTGAAGAATTTGTTGATCATACCAATCACGAATTGGATTTGCTCCAGTATTGATTGTTGATGAAGTCGTTGCTACACCGGCACTTGTTATAAAGTCAACCGTAAGATTTCCGCCAGCAGTGGCTGCTTTGAATGACTTAAGTTGTGACTTAGATGCATAACTTATTTTTGTTTCAACGTTTGAAGATGAAACCAATGAATTAATTTTTACATCAACTGTACTAGCACCAATTCCAGTAACTATACCCTTTAAGTATCCACTAAAAACAGACGTTGTGCCAACTCCAGCAGAAGGAACATTAGTGAGCGCAGTCGTTACACCCATTCCAATAGATACGTTTGCCGTAACTGCAGCACCAACGTGGAGAATTTGGTCTGCCTTATCGTCAATGACGCAAACTTTTAGATCATTTGCCCAAGAACCAGGATTCTTAGCAGCAAAAATATAATTTGCGATATCATCAGCGTAATTAGCTTCGTAATCGTCAAAGTTTTTAATTTTTAGATTTGGTTCTCCAGCCGTGGAAATTCCAGATGAATTTCTGATTGCATTAGCATTTCTAAGTTCTGTTCCATCAACTCTTACAACCTTTAAAACTCCTCCATAGGAGAGAAATGAAGATGCACTCATCCAATATTCATATTGTGCATCAGTGGAAATTGGCTTTCCAAATACATTAATTAAATCTTTTTCTGTAGTAATATCAATAGGATCTTCAACAGGACCAAGTGCAAAAGGACCAGCAATCGCACCAATATTATCTAATACATTATCAGCTCTTCCTACCGTTAAATCAACCTCTCTGACTAATACACCAGGAGATAATTGAGGAGTCGCCATTTTTTTCTCCGTAAATCTCAGTTTAACTAAAAATTATTTATTAAAAAGTTACTTTACGTGGGGGAAACTTGACGTGAACATTTACCAATCTGGATATATCCAGTCTGATGTTTGAGAGTCTTTTATTCTTTTTTTTAAAATTCTTATTTTAGTACAATCTTTGCATTCATATGAATATGATGATGCAACTGGACCTCTATCTTTGCGAGTTCTATAAAAATCATCTAATAAATTTTTTACTTCTCCACAAATCCTACATTTTCTATCATTTAATAACAAATGTCCTAGTTTAATTTGTTTATCAATTTCCATTAATATTTCCACATATAACTCCATTCAGTGGATTTATCCCCATATTCGTCAACAAACCATCTATCGCCGTCAGTATCTATAAAACTTGATTCGTCTAATCCATCCAAAATAAATCCAAATGGCGCCATATCCTGTTCAATTTGATTTTTTTGTTCCTCATACAATCTTTTTCTGACATCTTGATCAGTAAGTTCTTTAAAATAATCTTGAGCTACTAACCAAGCATATATTACTAAACACATTGCTAGATCATCATTGCAACCTTCTTCAGCTTCAAATGAATTGTGTTTCTGAATAAATGTTGTCAATTCGCTCATAATTTCATAGTCTTTGAAAAGAAGTTTGTTCTCTTCAATCATTGTTTTTAAGTTAAGACATCCAACTTTTTTAACAGTTTTAGACATCTTAACGCCAAGTTGAGTCTTCTTTCCGGAAAAACCTTGCCCAACAATCTGCCCCGCTCTCCCTCTCATAGAGCACATCAAAAGATTATTATATTCGAGATCATAATGAATGATTGATGCCACCTGATCACCAACATCATTAACTTCGCATAAAATGTAAGCATTATTGTAATTCTTTGCCACATCTACAATGATGCTTGGAAAAAGCATTGGTTTGATTTCATTATTTCTATATTTTGCTACAACTTGGTGTGGAAACGTTGTAATATCTACTACCGTAAAAGCGGAGTAATCGCTTCCAACGCCTCTAGCAACATCTACCGTAATTAGGTAATCATGATTATCTACAACTTCCTGATGAACATCTAGACCACCACTACTGGTCTTGGGGTGATCATAAACGAGTGCTCTTAGTTTGCTTGGGGCAATAAGAGTATCGACAGATCCTAAAAATTCACATTCAAACTCAACTTTAAATTGTTGCTCACTTGTGTTTGCGATAGTCTGCTTTTTCCATTCCTCATCTCTACCTGGAACTTCTGACCAATGAACATCAGTGAATACATATTCATTTTTACCTTTTTCAGCATCGTGCCACATTCGGTAAAAATGATTCATACCGTGCGGGGTAGAAACAATAATTACTTTTGTTTGCTTACCTGAAGTAATTGTGGGATAAACTGATGCAAAGAATGAATCTGCAATATGATTTGGAACAAACGCAAATTCATCCAGAAATAAAATATTGAATGACATACCACGAACCGCAGAAGCAGAAGTAGAAGCAGCCAAGATCTTACTTCCATTCTCAAGTTCAAGAGAACCTTTATTCCAAGAAATAATACCTTGTTGCATCCACTTTGGAAGATTTTCATAAGCGGTTTGAAGTCTGTCTAAAAGTTCTCTAGCTGTTGCTGCTTTGTTAGCCAGAATACCTATATTTACGTTATCATTAAATACAGCATAGTGTAATAAAAACGCCACTACAGTGGTCGATTTACCCGTCTGACGAGGCATTTTACAGATATTGAATCTATGCTTATGAAAATTGCTAATTAATTTTTCTTGGAAATGATATGGAGTAAATGTTTGAAGTCCGTGATCAAGCGTTACAATTTTGACATAATTTTTAGCAAAATAAACAGGATCCTTCATGCATTTAGCAATCTCAAGAACTTGCTCCTCAGTAAATTCATGAGTTGTATTTGCTTTTTTTAATAAAGGATTACCAAGATATACATCATTACTTGCCATAATAAACCTACTTATTAGTTACAATTCCAACGACGAAGTGCTTTATTAATTCTTGAATCCGGATCTCTTGCTGTTTTTGCTGAAGTGAGTTTTGATTTCATACCTTTCATTCTACGGCAGAATGAAGCACGACGCTTTGCTCTTTTGCCAGTGGGATTTTTTTCGGTTACTGCAGTTTTTAATTTTGAACCTGGATTTTCTCTACGATAAGCATTAACTGCTTTTTGACTTAATCCATCAGTTTTGTCTTGACGATTAACTTTTTGCCAATCTTCATCAATTTCAACTTCCTCCCCCATTGCTTTTACATAATTTTTATTAGATCCTAGTTTTGCTGAACTTCCGCCTTGAGAACCACAAACTTGAATCAAAGGTTGTTCTGGTTGAATTTCCGAAATTGAATGATAAACTAATATTGATCCGGGATAAACCTTTTGTAG